ACCAGTTTTTGCGGGAGTCGCAGGAATTATTGGTCTATGGATTGGCTTTACATTACTAACACGAGTTATATCCTAGGAGGAATAAAATGAATACAGAACAACTAAAGGCAATACTAGCGTCATACGGAAGATCAGTACTTGCATCAGGTCTTGCACTATACATGGCAGGCGTAACAGATCCAAAGGATCTATGGACAGCACTTGTGGCTGCAATTGCACCAGTAGCAATCAGAGCAATCAATCCTAATGACAAAGCTTTTGGCGTATTGCCAGATGCTAAGGAAGTAGAGAAGGCTCTTAAGTCTGCTAAGGCACCTGTTAAAAAGGCTGCTACAAAGAAGGCAGCACCAAAGAAGTAATCTGTGATAAAATAAAAGGCAGGCATACTAATAATATGTCTGCTTTTTATAATTTTGGGGGATAAGATTAATATAGACTTTGCGTATATATGTAGAGAAGGTCTAAACGAGGAACTAAAGTATTCAATTAGGTCTGTAGTCAATAGTTTTCCAGAATCAAACATATGGGTTGTAGGTGGAAGGCCAGACTGGTATGCTGGAAATCATATACAAGTAAGTCAAAATGAAGATAAATACAAAAATGCAATTAACAATTTACATGCTATTTGTGATTCTTCTGACATATCTGACACGTTTATATTAATGAATGATGACTTTTATATTATCAAAAAAATAGATAAGATTCTTGATTATCACGGTGGATCTTTATTAGAAAAAATAAACAAATATCAAAAAATAAATGCTAATTCTAACTATACAAGAAAGCTTTCTGCAACATATAAAAAGATTAAAGCACTTGGGGTAGAAAATCCTTTAGATTATGAACTTCACGTACCAATGGTTATGGAGAAAAATAAATTAAAGCAAGCGTTATCTTATGGAGAAAATTTACTTTGGAGATCAATATATGGTAACTTGTTTAATTTACCTGGAGAAGAGATGGAAGATGTTAAAGTTTACGTAAAAGGTCCTTTAGTTTTAAAATCATACAATTTAAATAAAGACAATCATACTTATTTATCTAGCGCAGATTCGTCTTTTAATTTAATATTAAATGAAATATTAAAAGATAAGTTTATTCAAAAAACTACGCATGAAAAATGATATCTAAGTACTTATCCAATAGTTTACTTGGAGCAAAATTATTAAACCCTATATCAAAAGCCTTTTCTTTTTCTAAAGAATTGTCAGAAATAATATAGCTATCAATTTTTTGTGCTAATCTTTTTAAATCAACTTCAAACAATTCAACTCTTGTTTTAGTTCTAAACGTTCCAATGCTGTGTGCGGGAATAAGCCAATCTTTGGGCAATATTGAGTTATTTGGAGATATGTCTGTCATAAAAACTGGAAGACCACTTAATAAAGATTCATTCATAGGCAAGCATAGTCCAGCATAACGTCTTGGCAAAACCATAGCGTCAAATCCACTATACATATCTCCTCTGTTTGTTGGGTTTCCAATTTCAATTGTAAGCCTGGAATCTTTAACTTTTGTTTCTATTTCACTTTGGCTTTTAATAACCAACTCATAATCACCTTTAGAATACTTAAGCATATCAATAACAGATTCAGTTCCATTTCTATCTTTTGCTGCTTTTTTGCCAGCAATATGAAGAATTCTTTTGTGTGACTTTGAGATATTTATTTTTCTTGCTTCGCTAAACGACTCAACACTTGTCGGTGGTGCAAGATGAATAACTTTTGTTTGACCACCAAACATTTTTTGTATATGTTCAATATTCCATACACTAGGAGACAATAGAACTGTTGGCAACGGTAGGTTTGGATTTGATAAATGACCAAATAGCTCATAATTGTATTGAAGAATTGTCTTAACATTTCTTTTGTTTGCAAAGCTTATAAAATTTTGATCATAAAATGTTTCACAACTTAGAACAACATCTACATCATTTAAAAATATTTTAATTTGTTGAGAAGAAGGAAATCCGTTACTCTTAATACAATCATAACTGGCGTACCACTCTGGATGCTGTTCATTTTTATTAAATGATGTGGAGTCAATCAAAAGAATTTTGTGAGGATTTAGCATATTGACCAATTCCCTGGTCTGATTTCCAAGTCCCGTATTGTCGGATCTAGCAATTATTCCTAGTCTCATTTATTATTAAACCAAACATCATCATCTGATGTAAACTTTCTACCACCTTCACGACCATCTAAATGATATGAACGCTTAATGTTTCCTTCTGGATGGTATATCCAAAGTTTATGTGTATCCCAGCCTTCTTGACTAAAAGTATCGTAAGGAAGTATATCGTCTTGAACCTTACCGTGCAATCTATCTTCAATAAAAGTTTTTTCATCAGAAAATGGTATAACAACATCTTTATAATATTTAACAGTAGTTAAATGAGGTCTCTGACTCCATTGAGAAGTTTTCATAAACCCATCTTCAAGTCCAAACATTAAATGCTTATGGTCTTCTGGGATTCTTGACTCATGATGAAAACGAATTGTGTTAGCTTTTTTCTGTTCAATCAAATCAATACACTTTTCCCAATCAATTGGTACATCTGGTGTTAATGGAGCATCACCTTCAACATAAATCATAAGTGGTGTTTGGATTTCACGAATAGTCTTACGCATCATTGTTGTTTGATGACTGTGTTTGGCAAAAATTATTGGCAATACATTTTTATATTCGTGTAAACATTTCCAAAGAATTCTACTTTTATATTCGTTATAATCTGTTTCACGATCCATCTGCTCTCGTCGTAATCCATCAATCTGCATAATGATTTCATTTTTTGGAAAATGAACCCTAATAGAATTAATAGTCTCATCAATCATATCAGTACTAGGATGGCTTGGTAAAACTGAAGTAGCCAAGATAATTGTTATATCATTTTTATTCATTAATCTGCCTCATTAGTTTGACTCCAAGATCTCTTTTATACTTCATCCACCAGCATACCACCTTGTGCATATTGTGAGGGTACTGACCTAATAGTTCAGGAACCAATGAACGTAATTCAGCCCAATTAGAAACAAAGCTTACAGGAATTTCATTTTCAAATATAATATTATAAAAATCAATAAAGTCACCCTTTGAACTAATCTTATCTCCAACTGGAAGACACAACATTTCTATAGCCTCAAAGAATCTAAAGGAGTCTATTGTAACTGCACCAGATGGCGCTGGAGCAATCTTGGCACTGGATAGTATGCGGTAGTAGTCTATAGGCTTATCTCCCTGTGCAAAGCCTGCTGTGGGCTTAAAAAGGGCATTTGGCATAGTCTGTATGGCCTTAGCTAACTGCTGTCGTCTTGGATGAGTTATCTGACCACCAAAATACAAATCATAATTCTTAATAGGATAATCTGGAACAAATTGTTTTAAATGTTGCGGTGTCCCAATGGGCAATTTGTTATAGTCCTTGTGCTGTTCTTGAGGGTATTGAATCCAGATCTCAGCATTAGGATGACTAATCTTAGTTATATCAAACCTACCCTCTTCATCCCCAGTGATAAATAAAACAAGTCTAGAGATGTTTTGTATTTGTGCATTAATATCTTCTTCGTGACCAAGGTTTTGAGGTCCAGGAACTACAACAAAGGCTCTATCTGTTTGTGGTATTGAGGTTACTTTTATTTGTTCAATCTCGTATTTATCAAAGACTTCTTTTAATAGTCCGTAATCCCACTTGTCAGCAGCACAGTCTTCCTGATTAAAAGAATATAGATATGTTTGAACCATTATTATTTCTTTTCAAAATACCAATGTGCTTCATGATTCTTTGCTAAGAACTCTCCAGTATAGCCAAACGATTCTAAGTAGGATATTGTATCTTCAGGTGTAGTGTTATAATCTCTAATCCCAAGATCATCATGAATTGATACAAATATTTTTAAGTTATTGTCTCGTAATGTTTTTTCTGCACCCTTAAAAACAAGAAGTTCTGCACCTTCTACGTCAATATTTAAAACATCTGGAACAATTCCAACCTCAGAAACATAATCATCTAATTTAATCATTGGTATGCTTTCTGTATTGTCATGAATATATACATACTTATTTCTATCAATAATTGGTCCAAGATATTTTTCTCCCCATGCATTAAGATCACTACCCTTGCGAGTATCAGTTGTATTGTCGCTAATCAATCCAGCATACATGCCTAGCGGATCCACTGAATAATTTTTATACCAAAGAGCATGAATATTTGCCCAGAATTCTGGTGTTGGTTCAATAAGCACCATGTTTTCTGGTCCAACGATATCAGCATAAACTAAATTACACCATCCAGATTCTGTACCAATATCAAAAAATACATCACCCTTTTTGAGGTGAGTCTTCATACTATCTATTCTTTCTTTTTCCCAATAATCCCAAACATCCCAACTTGCTAATGGTTGATTAAGTTCAAGCGTATAGTCATAGATAAATGACTGTCCTTGACGCAAATATGGAACACTTTTCCATTCAATATCCGATCTTTCAATAAAATTCATAAACTTAACTCCCTATTCATCATTGGTTGTCCATATAAAACTTAACTATTTCTTCCATATTATCTTTCATCGTATGTTCTGGCTTCCATCCAGTTTTTTCTTGCAATAAAGATGAATTCATATGTTGTTTTGTAATTTCAACACTATCGTTTTCAATAATTTCATGCTCAATGTTTTCTCCAATAGCATTTTGAACAATATTAAAAACTTCCATTGTTGAATATCTTTCTCCAGAGGATATATTAAATGCTGGTATGTCATTAAAATTTTCTGCATACTTAAGAATTTCTGCATATGCTGAAACAACATCTTTTATGTTTATATACTCTCTAACATCTTTTCCACCATTTCTCATAGTGAAAATTGTTTTATTCTTGTGTGCCCTTATAATGCTAGGAATAACTCTTGCTGGATTGCTATCGCCAATTCCGTATATGTTACAGGAACGGGTAGTCATAATTGGCATATTATAAGTATTTTTATATGATTTACATACTATTTCTGTAATTGATTTAGAGGCATCATACGGATACACTCCATCAAGTCCATGGCTTTCAAGATATTCATCACCTTTTAATTCCCCATAAGCTTTATCACTAGATGCAATAATTATTACCTTGCATTTATCATATTCTCTTAAAGATTCAAGAACATTCAAGGTGCTAACTATATTAGTATAAAATGTGTTGTATGGATATTTTATTGAATGATATGCCTGGGTTTGTGCTGCTAAATGTATAAAGTAATCTGGGTTTGACTTTTCTATAAAAAAATCAATATCAGATTTATTATTTACATTTCCATATACTCTATTTATCTTGGGTGATAACTGATTATTGTGGTGTTCGTCTTTTAGTAAAACAAAAACATTCCAACCAATTGATAAATAGTAGTTTGATAAGTGTGATCCAACTAATCCTGTTGCTCCAGTAATTGCTATGTTTTTCATTTTATCCCTAATTGATCTATAATTGTTTTCCACCTATGAACATAAGTATGTTCGTTTTTAGTTCTTTCATGACCACTTAATCTAATTTGTTCTCTTTCAAGATCATTATCAAGATACTTATCTATCTTAATTTTTAGATCTTTTAGATTGCCGTGTTCATAAAATACAATTTCATTACCATCTTCAAAGTAATCCTCAAGTCCCTTTATGCGAGGGTAGATAGTAAAACCACCACGACCAGTACTCTCAAACAACCTATCGCTAGTATAGTAAGGGTAGTTAAAGTTAATGTTAAGACTATCTCCTATAGCTACCTTGCTTTGTGCGTATATCTGATTTAAAGCATCTCCACGAATTGTCCCAGTATCACCATCTCCGCCAACATGTAAGAATCGTTTGCCATAGGTTTGTCTTAAAAAATCTATAAGTTGTGGTCTATATTTGTGTTCTGGATGATAACCTTTGCTACCAACAAAAATAACATCATACTTAAACTCGTATGGATTGTAGTCTGTATGAATATAACATTCTTTGTCATACACACCAGCAGGAAGGAAGTGTCCTTTTACCTGTGTGTTTTCATTAAACCAATCACACATTAGCTTATCTGTAGCAAAGAAGTGACCAATGTTTGTATAAAAGTCATCGTTCTTTAAATCTTTTTCACGCTCAATGCCAAACCATAAATCTAAATGATAAGTTATAGTAGGTATGCCAGCAGCCTTTAATTCTTTTAATACATCTGTCATTGTTCTAGAACCTGGAGTTTGCCATTTATGTGTGTGTACCCAGATGAATAGATCAGACTTTAGCGCCTTCATTAATATTTCTGAACTACCTGCTTTTTTCTCCTGCAATTTTTCAACGGTATGTCCAAGGGATTCTAAAGACTTAGCGTGATGATTCTCACTACTATAAGACACTTCAAAGTTACCAAGAAAAACTATATTAGCCATTGTTTTTTATACCATCCGTTTTTTTAATAATTGGTTCAAGTCTATCCCAATGTCCATTTTTATTCCCTTGATAAGATTGTCCAGTTTCTCTATCAATTAATAGCCATTTCTCTGGAGATTTAGTTTTAACAATTAAAACAATAGACTTTTTTAGTTCATTAAACTTAAATCTAGATCTGCTCATTTTCTCCCCTAGCAACTGCTGCACAGGCTTCAAATGCTCTTTGTGTTCTGCGAGACTTACTTAACCCTTTTGATTTCCATAAAATAGCTGTAGCATCAATGTCATTAGATATCTGCTCTCTAATTTCTTTAACAGTATAAACAATAAAGTCCCAAATTTCTTCTTTTTGTTTATCTGTAAGCTCGTCAGTCCAGTTAGTCATCTTCTTCCTCAAAATCTCTCAGCGCACTGGAATTGCTAAAACAATTGCCACAATCGTTATTTATTAGCTTTCCCCCACAAGAATTACAAAACATCTATATATGATAGCATACAGTGTAAAACTTTGCTGGTCTGGCAGGGCACGATCCTGCGACATCCGAATTAACAGTTCGGCGCTCTACCAACTGAGCTACAGACCATTAGTACTCCAGGTAGGACTTGAACCTACGATTACCAAATTATGAGTTTGGGGCTTTAACCAACTAAGCTACTGGAGTAATTTTATATTACCAACCACCTGTGCATTCATTTCTTGTATGATATAAACGTATCTTAGTCATTATCTTTTTTGACGGGGCATATAAATCTTCACCACAACAAGCAGTCTTAAGATACCACTCCTTAGCAAAGAAGTCATAGACAAGACCCTTAGCGTTAGCATACTTCTTGGCTACAAAGGTTTGGAATGGATCTGGAATCTCATAGTAAATCATATACGGTGCCCCATTTAAAAACAGGTTTGTAAAAAAGGTTTGACATATATGCGTGGTATCTACAAATAAAACTATTTTTCTTATAATAGTCACAATAGATAAACTTATTTAAATGATAATGAGCAGGTATCTCACAAAGGTTGGCAAACCACCTAAGCGGGAGTATCTTCGTCCTGTGATGTTTGATCCATTGGTACCCATCGTAATCTTCCATCTTTATACTGCCTTTCATATCCTAGGGCTTTCCAATCCATTTGCATTATCCGTGGTTCTTTCATCGCTCTCCCATATAACTAAACACTTAGTACATTGTATCCCAGGCTCTCGCATATACCAAGTATGACTACACTCTTTTGGCACACCACACCTTGTAATCTGACATAGTTTGATGAGTCTCCCAGAATAAAGGATCTTTGTGATCCATCTCACATTTGATACATTCGTTCTTATTCAAAGTTTTCCTGAGTTTCAAAATACTTAGTCATATAGTTATCTTCTCCACGTGCAATTTTGGCAGCAGCAATACGCATACCTAAAGCATTAGTTACTCCAGGCTCAATGGGGATAGCCTCTATTGCTCTGGCTATTTCTTCTCGCGTCGTCATTTCGTCTATGCTCATATATCAATTATACAGTTCGGCGGATAGGCTGTCAAGTTCGGCGCGAAATAGAGCATACAAACCTCCCTATGCCCTAAACGGGCACTATCGGTTACTATCCTAATTATTCGGGGGAAGTTAAATATTTAATAGCGTTGGCAAGAGAGTAAACATCTTCCTTAAACAAACCTATACCTGTATTACAGCTAGAGCATAACAAACCCCTAATCTTACCTGTTATATGATCATGGTCTATATGTAAGGTTTTATCACTAGATTGGTTGCAGATAGCACACAGATTATTTTGAGACAAAATCATATTATTATAATCTTCTTCGGTTATGCCATACTTTCTGCGTCTATGAGAAACCAACTGCTGTGCTGTAATCCTAGTTCTGTTTTCTGTATGATATTTTTTATTTTTTTTATTAGCGCAATCTTTACATAATGAATTAAGGTATTTTATATTTTTATTATATCTGCGAATGGCTACTGTGCCATTAGTGTGAAAATCTTCAAAAGGCTTAACGGTTTTACATATAGTACACACCTTCATTGTTGGCATAACATTGTATGTATATCCAAGTTTTTCAACTGCATCTAAAACTCTTTGCTTAGTCTCTGGAATTACAACTTCAGGACGTCTAAATACATTAGCAACTGTTCCAGCAGTAACTCCAGCTTCTTTTGCAACTAAAGCATTAGATCCTTTTGTTCCATCTGCAGCCTGAAACCAGGTCTTTTGTCTCCACTGTCTTTGCATCTTTCTATTATCTCAGAAATTGCAGGGGAAGTCAAGAAAGACCCAATTAACCTTTAACCCCATTGTTATATATCTGAGATGGTGCAATAAACTCAGCGTCATTGGTTTTTTGTAAAATAGCATGCACATATGACTTGCCATCAACTACGCCAGCATATGGAACTAATTCTCTAAAATGATCACCAACTAAATCAGATAGGTAGAGTCCAACTATTTTATAGTTATTGTATCTAGCCAAATACTCAAAAAATGCGGGACTGTATGAAAAGAAACCATGATTAGGCTCATAAGCAGGAAGCATATGAATCATTACTCCACCAGGTCTAACTAGATCGTGTATAAGTTTAAAAGAAGTTAGCTGGCCAATTAGATGTTCAGTAGTACCTAGATTAGAACAAATGTCATACTTACCCTTGTATTCATCCTGGCAACTATATACATTAAGATCCCATTGTAAGGAGCCAGGAAGTATTGGATCTAGGTCTATACAGTCATAGTCAAAGCCTAAACCCTCATGCAGTGTCCTAGATGGCATCTCAAAATTAAAGTTATCCACAGCCTTATGATCAATGTTGGCAAATGGTAG